TTTATGCAAGATCTGGTCTTTCTACTAAAAAGGGATTGAATCTTATCAATTCTACTGGTATAATTGACTCTGATTATGTCCAAGAACTTTTTATTCCTATCTTTAATAACTCTCAGCAGAAGTTGAGAATTTCGAATGGGGATAGAATTGCTCAAGGTAAACTTGAACTCTTGACGCTACATGGTATAGAATACATAAATGAACGACCAGAACGAAAAAGTGATCGTGATGGTGGATTTGGATCTACTGGTTTTATATGATTACAACAAACATTGAAGAAATAGCAAACTTTATTTTAAAGTTTGCTGATCGTGATGGTATTCCTAATCTAATTGGAAGCGATTGGGAAGAACTCAACAACAAATATTCAAAAGAAGAGATTAAATCTGGATTCGCAAAATATGTTTCAGATCATGCTGTTCTTTTTCCATACAGAAAAATTAGTGAGGATGAAGTTTACTCTAAATTTAAAAATCTTTCAAAAACAAATTTCAATGAATTTATAATGAAAGATTCTGGAGAAGTTGTTGAGAAGTATAAAGATTACAAATATCCATATTCAAAGTACGGAAAATTTGTAATTTCATTTGGTCACTACCATAATGATATAAGCAATTATTATCAGCAACGCAATCGTTATGATTGTGGTTCATATTCATTTAGATCTCCGAATGAAATATGGTACAGCGAAGAACTATTAAGTAAAATGAATTGGACATTTTGGAGATTAGACACTCATGGTATAAATGTTGATAAGATTCGCGGATCTTTCAGATTGGGATCTTATGTTGCCACACAATTCAAACCACATGTTGCAAAAACAATTTATGATTTTGTTTTTAGTCGTATAAGTTCTAAACACAAATCAATACTTGATATTAGCATGGGTTGGGGTGATCGTTTAGCAGGATTCTATACATCTAGTGCTCTGTCATATATGGGAACAGATCCAAATCCAAGTGTATATGAAGTTTACAAGCAACAGTGTACAGATTATGAAAGATTTATTTCTGGAGAGGAACCAATAATTACTATTTTCCAGAAAGAAGTAAAAGGTCATCTCTACGAAGGATTCAGATGTCTTGGTAAATCCGGTAAAGAAGTAATTTGTTACAATGCTCCTGCTGAGGATATACTTGATGTTATAGAATCAAACACATTTGATTGTATCTTTACATCTCCTCCATACTTTTCTACTGAATTGTATGATGAAGGTGGGGATGATTGGAAACAATCATGGGCAAGATATCCAAAATATGATAATTGGTGGGATAAGTTTTATAAACCAGTAATCACATCTTGTTATAAATCATTGTCTCCGAGTGGAACTATGATGTTTAATATCATGGACCCAACAGTTAAAAGTGGAAGACACAAAACTTGTGATCAAATGGTAGATCATATCATATCTCTTGGTGGTATATTTGACGGTCAAATTGGAATGCGTATAAAACAAAGACCAAAAAATATCAAAGCATCAGACTTGAACAAACATTTACTTACAACATTTATTGAAAATATTTGGTGTTTTTCAAAGAATGGATTTGACTTATCATACAAATCTGCTACACTAGAGAATCTTTTTGGAGAATAATATGACTCGTGATGAACTTTTTTCTTTACATACTACAATGTGTAAAAATGCTTTAGATATAATGAAAAAGAAAAATTCAGACTATGCTGGTGGTGGATCTGATCCATTTGCTAACTTTAGAAGAACAGAAGCAATGGGAATATGTTCAACCGAACAAGCATTTTTGGTTCGCATGACAGATAAAATGTCAAGACTTTCCACATTTGCTAATAAGGGAAAGTTAGTTGTAGAAGACGAAGGTGTACAAGATACTTTATTGGATTTGATCAATTATTCTATTCTTCTTGCGGCATTTATTCAGGATAAATCAAAATGAAAATTATAGCATATTCAATTTCAAATCCAATGACAATTGAGATGCCAGACAAAAAAAGAAAATGGATGGATGAAACTTGGAATGGTTTTGCCTATCGTTGTTTGCCATTGACTATTGCGAATGGTTTTGGATGGACTGTATTGAATTCAAATAAATTTAAAGCAGTATGGAATGGTGGAAAAGAAATCAAAGATGTTCAGGTAGAATATGAAAATCTTCCTGACGGAAATAAACCATTCGACCATGCTGTTACTCACTTTGGCACAGGAATTGTAACTTTTAATCTTGGGTTTATTATAAGAACAGATCCTGGTCATAATTTATATGTAAAAGGTCCAGCAAACAATCCAAAGAGAGGAATAACAGCACTTGAAGGTGTTGTAGAAACTGATTGGTTAAACTTTACATTTACAATGAATTGGAAAATAACAGAACCAAACTATGAAGTTGTCTTTGAAAAAGACGAACCAATATGTTCTTTCTTTACATATCCACGAAATTACCTTGAAAGTTTTGACGCAGAGTATAGGCATCTTTCAAGTAATCCTGAAATGTTAGTTAAGTATATGGAGTATGCTGATTCTAGATCAAATTATAATGCTACTCTTAGAACAAATGGTGGAAAGGGTCAGAGAGATTATTTGAGAGGGTCTGATAAAGAAGGAAATAAATTTACAGAACATCAAAATAATATTTCTGCTAAACCTTTTGTAAAAATAAATGACTAATTTCTATACTAACATTTATTATAATTTTGATTCCATTCTTATATCTGAAAGAAAAGAAGATGGATCTAAAGAGTATATAACGGAGAAGTTCACACCTTCTCTGTTTATTTCATCAAACAAACAAACAGATTACAAATCAATTGATGGCGAATCTCTTTCGGAAATGACATTTGATTCTTATGAATCTTACAAAGAGTTCAAAGAGAAATATTCTTCTATTCCTGGATTTAAGATTCATGGTGATATTAATTCAGAATATCAGTTTATCAATAAACATTATGGTACAAATGTATCTTATAATCAATCTAATATTGATATAATGTATCTTGATATTGAGACTGCTTCTGAAAATGGTTTTCCATCAATCGAAGATCCAAATGAGGAAGTTCTTGCGATCTCGGTTACATCTACCAAACATGGCAAGGCAACATTTTGTTTGGGAATGTTCAATACAAAAGAAAACATAAAAGTATTTGAGTTTCAAGAAGAATCAGAACTTCTCAAAGCATTTGTTAAATATTTTTCAGATAATTATCCTGATGTCTTAACAGGATGGAACATTCGTTTTTTTGATATTCCATATTTGGTAAAACGTATTACTAAAATTTTGGGAAGAAAGCAAATGAAAATTCTTTCTCCTTGGGGTATTATTAAAGATAAGTATGTCACTCGAAATGGCAAAGAAGAAGTTTCTTATGATTTGATTGGAATTTCTATTCTCGACTATTATGAGTTGTACAAAACATTTACTTATGTAAATCAAGAGTCATATAGTCTAAATCATATTTCATATGTTGAACTTGGAGAAAAGAAACTTTCTTACTCTGAATATGAAAGTATTACTGAATTCTACAAGAAAGATTTTCAAAAGTTTATTGAATATAATATTCGAGATGTTGAACTTGTTCAGAAACTTGAAGAGAAACTTAAACTGATGGAACTTGCGATTGCTCTTGCATATTCAGCAGGAGTGAATTATCAAGATGTATTTTCTCAGGTAAGAACGTGGGATGTTATTATATACAATTATCTCTCAGAGAAAGGTATCGTAATACCTCCAAAGAAGAGAGAAAAGAAAAATGAGCAATATGCTGGGGCATATGTAAAAGAACCAATTGTAGGATTGCACAATTGGGTTGTAAGTTTTGACTTGAATTCTCTATATCCGCATCTTATAATGCAGTATAATATTTCTCCTGAAACACTAACAGACGATGGTATGCGTGGAATGATATCACCTGAAGGCATTCTAAAATCAGGAGAAGTATCAAATACATTCTTGAAACAATTTAAAGATAAAGATTTATCAATTGCGGCGAACGGTACAACTTACACTAAGAAGCATAAGGGATTTCTTTCTGAACTTATGAGTAACATGTATAAAGATCGTAAGATGTTCAAGAACAAAATGATTGATACTAAAAAGCAACTTGAAGAAATTGATGCTGAATTGAAGAGGAGAGGTTTATGATGGGTTGTCCATTTTTTGGTTTTAAAAACGAAAAAGAGTCTGAAAGTTTTAAACTAGAGATGTTAAAAATTAATCCGACTCAAGGAATTTCTTTAGAAAGGGCAAATAAAAAATTAAATTCAAGTAACGGATCTGATGAGAATCTATGGGATGATGGTGCTTATAAATTTTGTGGTCCATTTACATCAGCAAATTCAATGGGTTGGTGGATATTTCCTGCCATAGATTTTGATGTTACTTATTTGGGAAATGGGAAATGGGATTATACACTTTTGGAAGAATATAGAAATGATGATCTAAACGCATATAATGAAATTTATAAAGACAAAGCACCCGAATATCCATATCCAAGATCACAATCAAAGATTTCTTTTAGTACAGCATCTAAAAATATGATACAACTATGGACTGGAAGAAGTTTTAGAACACCCAAGAATTGGGGATTGTTAATTACAAATCCAATTAATTTTCATGAGCATCATTCAAGACCTTGGTATATTCAATCTGGTTATTTGGAAACTGATTGGATGCCAGCAGATATTTGGACAAATATAATTTTCACATGTGAAAATGTGAAATTTGAATTTAGAAAGAATATGTGGCCACCATTAGCACAAATAATTCCAATACATATAAATTCAATTCACGGAGATTGGAAAATTGATGAAAGTTTACCAAGTGCTGATAATTCTTTGTATGTAGAAAGAAACAAATATTGGAATAAAAAATGGATAGAGAAAAATGAGAAAGAACCAAGAACTTTTTATAAAGAAAGAGCAAATTTTAGATCTGACAAAGATCATCTGATTTAGGTATTGACATTAAGAGTATTTGTGGTATAATACGCAGTATGGAAACGAGGAACGTGATTGACCACTACCACTATTGGAAGCATGAAGCAATCATTGCGGATCTGGATTCAAAGCGGAATAATTTTACCGTGCTTTGTAGCAATCTTTACAATGATTTCAATATTGCTACAGTCATTCGCAACTCGAATGCGTTTCTCGCAAAGCAAGTAATTCTTTACGGATCTAAGCAATATGATCGTCGCGGCACTGTCGGTACACATCATTATACAAACTTTGTACATACCCGAACATTTTCTGAACTTGAAGAAAGAATCAAGATCATTCGAGGTACATACGGAACAGTACGAGTTATTGGCATAGATAATGTGCCAGGTGCTTCTGCGATTGATGAATTTTCATGGAATACAAATACACATTATGTTCTAGCATTTGGTCAAGAACAAGTCGGTCTTCCAACAGAAATCCTTGACATCTGTGACCACATACTGTATATTAAGCAGTATGGAAGTGTAAGGAGTCTGAATGTAGGGACCGCAAGTGGTATTGCAATGTACGCACTTGCAAGTAATGTGTTTTAATACCCCGTGGTGAAACGGTATCACAGGAGACTTTGGTTCTCTTTTTCCTAGTTCGAATCTAGGCGGGGTAGTTCGGGATTGTGGCGGAACAGGCAGACGCAACAGACTTAAAATCTGTCGATCAATTGATCGTGTGGGTTCGATTCCCACCATTCCCATTGAAAGGGTGATTCAAGAAATTAAGAAGCGTAAGAATGAACAAGAGCAAAAGAAAACTCCTGTTGGAAATGAAGCATGAAAGACATTGCCTATGAACTTCGCGTTTTGAGCAAAAGGCAAGATCTGCCACCTGATGTAATTCGTACAATTTCAGAGGCATATGCTGAGATTGTGGAACTTCGTAGTCA